TCTTCTCTAGACCTGTACAAGTAATTGTCTTGCCGGTCATTGGTACACAAAGGGTGGGCACTTGCCTCACCCCAAGAGAGATGGCCATAGTACGGCCACCCTCCTCTTCAACTGACATTGTTTGGTATTCTAAGCCGCTTATGTCAAGCAACCTCTTAGCCTCTTTACAAGGGGCACAAGTACTACTCGTCAATAGCTTCATCATCTAGAGCCTCCTTAATCTCTTTAACAGCTTTCTTAAAAGCCTTGTGAATAATCTTCTCTACATCATCTGCGTCTAAGTAAAGGTCTTGGCCTTGTAGTATCTTGTTAACATCCTTCTTGGAGAAGAACCTCCCATAGATGTTGTGATAGATACGCTCCAATCGCTTGGAAGTAAACACAGCAGACTTAAGGTTCTCGTTGATCTTACCGATCTCCCCTCCACTACCATCATGTAGCATGATCTCACAGAACTCCCCTACTTGGAAGGAGTGGCCTGCAAAGAAGATTAGAGACCCTGCACTAGCTACTAGGCCATCAGCACTTGTAGTCACTGTAGCCTCTGTCTGAGCCATTGCATGTAGAATCTCTACTGCTGTATTAAGATAACCACCTACAGTATTCAAGTGTAAGATGATTGAATCATTAGCGTTAGCGTTATAGAGAACGTCCAGTAAGTCCACATATTCACTACTCTCACCTATCTCTCCATGAATATAGAAGTGATAGGTTATCCCTGATGCTTGTGCTCGTAAGTAATCTTTTTCCATTATGCTGCTTTCTCCCACTCTTCAAAAGCTGTCAGCCAAGCTTTACATTGTTCACTACGAAGTATATCATCACGAGTGAACTCGATTGTATGTACAGGTAGCTGACAGTAGTCGATCATCTGTAGTAACTCTGCTAAGCCGCTTCCCTTAAACTTAGGACTAACTTGAGCAATATCACCGCACAACACTACCTTACTATATTTCCCAGTTCGTGTTAAGAATACCTTAAGCTGTTGAAAGCTCATGTTCTGACACTCATCTACAATAATGTAGGTGTCATCAAAGGTAAGTCCTTGTACGAACTCTAGGCTTAAGTACTGCAGTCGTCCTGCTTTCTCCAAACACTCTAACGTACCCTTGTTGTAACCATGATAGTTAAAGTTCTGTTGGATAGGACGCACCCAAGGGTCAATCTTCTCTCTCTCAGTCCCTGGAAGGTAGCCTCCCTCCTTAGCAAAGGATACGTTAGGCCTTGTCACCAACACCTTCTTACGCTTATCCTTCTCTAGCCACTCAATAGCTGCACCTACAGCTCCGTAAGTCTTTCCTGTACCAGCACTTCCGTAAGCAATGACAGGCGCCATCTCACGGTCTCGTAGAGCTAACTCGTATAGCTGATGTGTCTTAGTTGTCATAGTAACTTCTCTATGTCTAGTGGAACATAGCCCTCAGGCTTAAGAATCTTTCCTTGCTCGCTCTTAACTAACTTACCTTCAACACACTTACTCATGTTGTTCTCATGGAGAGCGTCCCAAAGTTCCTTAGCCTTATCAGCTCCTACTGTTACGTTAAGGTACTGAGCAGTAACATACATGAGGTCAAGAGCCTCTTTGATAGCGTTACAAGATGAGTCTTCCTGCAGGTATAGGTGCTCTCCCTCTAGCTCCCAGAACTCCTCTTCTACAAGAGCGATTGCTAGTATCTCAGCTCTCAAGGTGAACTGGGGAGAGTCCCCTGCTTTCAGGAACTCCTCTTGGTCGTGGAATATACTAGTACTCACTTAGTAACCTCTCTAATGATACAAAATTAACATCGTGGTCAATGTAACCGAAGCGGTTAACAAACCCCTTGAGGTGTAGGAAACCCCGTACCTCTGTGTTATTACTTCCTCGGTAATCCTCATCGTGCATATAGAAGCTACCAGCACACGCCCCAAAGTGAGGCTTACCTAGTAGGTTTTGTCTACGACCAAACTGGTACTGCTGCTGATGGCCGTGTACGAAGCTGTGTGGGAACTTGTTAAGCTTGTTCTCAACAGAGCCCCCTACTGCTCGACCACTCATGGGGTTCTCCATGTAGTGAGAGAAGGCAATCCCGAACAGCCACAGTGGGTCATTCATATCCTTGACTTGCCAACCTTGATCTTCAACGAATCGTTGTAAGTCAAAGCAGCCCTCAAGAACAGGATTGTTAGCAATGTAACGAGCTAAACGATTCTCATGGTTGCCCATTAGGAAGTACTTGTTGGGGTGATACTCGTTCACCTTACCTCGCTTACCCTTAGCGTTCTTCCTGTGAGTAACTGAGTCAATGATACGGAAGGCATTGAACCCAGCTTCTAGGTCATGGTACAACCTACGTCCCTCAGCCTCTATAGGAGAGCTGTGAGTGGACAGGGAGGCGAAATCCCAATGATCCCCTATGTGTACTAGGCTTCCTGGCTTATGCCTCCATATGTACTTAGAGAGGGCTTCTAGGTGATCGGTAGGACTATCAGGCCCTACCTGTGTATCTGCTATAACGACTATGTCTAACTCATTCATACTATACCTAAGCTCTTAGTCAAGTTACGCTTAAAGGTTGGCATACCTACCTTCTCGATCTTAGCCATTACCTTAGCCATTTCTAACTTCTCTTTCTTAGAGAACTTATCTAAGTAGTTAAGTGCCCCGTTAGGCCCAACGTCTTCCTTAAGACCTTTGGCATACATCATTCGGTTATAAGCTTGTAGCTCTACATCTTTGATCTTACTAAAGTCGCTCATTTTTTACCTCTTCCCCGTTAACACTAATGTGTACTACAATATCTTCAACGGCTTTCAAGTTATTCTTAAAGGACTCAAGAGAGTCTAGAGTAATACTTACTCCGCTATTTTTAACCTCTTCCACTAGGGTCTTCCTGAAACCCTCTACAGCATCGTCAATTATTGTATTGATTACTGCTTTGTTAAGCGTGTGACGAAGTCCATCCGTCATCATTTTAATGGCAGGTGCGCTATCACTTATCATCATCGGTACTTCTTCCTTTCTTGATTTTCTTCTTTAGACTTCTCATCGTGACAAGCCTTACATAGTAACTGCAGGTTATCTATCTCACAGAACAGGTTGTTAATATAGTCGTCCCAATTAGTCCACCCTGTCACAGGGACAGCAGGCTTAATGTGATCAACGAACTTATTATTAACACGTTTACGTCCTTCCTTAACTGTAGCAGGTATCTCCTTCTTACATCCTGCACAAAGATAGAAGCCTCGCCTTGTCCTAGCCTCCCTCTCACAATCTCCGATAGGCGCCCACTTACGAGTACCTGCTCTTAAGATATTCTCAATAAACGATCTAAGCCTAGCCTTAGTCCAGCGGCCCCCGCAATAATCTTTTGGCCCACTTGGTCTAGCCATTATACCTCCATAGTACAGGTGTACCATCTTCGTTAAGTTCAGTTACCATGTGTAATAGGTTGACTTGCTCTTCAAAGTAAGTCTCCCAATCATCCCCAAGCTTTTCTTTATACTTGGCAGTAACACGTTCATACATTGTTTGCTCATCTTCAGCGTCATCCAATAGCTTGAATGCTAAGGAAGGGCCACCCCTAGGAAGTCCAGGAATATTGTCAACACTATCACCAGTTATCAACTGTGAGTAGAAGAACTTAAGTCCTGTACCTACGATCTTGGTAGGGGTAGGCATAGATACCTCTCCAATCTTGTCTACTTGCTTAGGTCCAAACTGTCGTTGAGCACCACAAGGCCAACCATAGTGCATACCCTGAACCATTCGTAAGTCCTTGTCCCTTGTGCAAATAATAGTACTCAGTGGTGGGGCCAGTGTCTGATGTACCGCTAACAGGTCATCAGCCTCCATGCCATTAGCAACCACTGTGTCATACTTATCAAGCATGTAAGCTCTAAGGTTATCTCGGTGGAAAGGTTTTTCTGACTTACGTTGCCCCTTGTACACCTTACTTACTGAGAGAGCCTCCCTGAAGTTAGGCTTGTACTCAACAGGGTCAAGATTGTTAGTCTTGTTATACCTATTAAGTATCTTGTTAAGGGTTGGGTCATTAGTGAGATAAAGAGTGCTAGGCTCGTTAGCCCAACACTCCCCCTCGATCTCCTTGATACGTTGATCAAGTAACTCAGCAGCGTGATCAAAGTCAAGGATGACTAACTCGCCATCCTCATCCTTAAACTGGGAGCTAAACCCTATCTCGTAAGTCAGTACATCTGCGTCTATAAGACACTTCATAACTACTCCTTAGAGATAGTATTTTCATTGAGTTCAAGACCTTCTCGGTCTTTATCGTACTCTAGCCTAACAGCGTCTAGCACGAAGATAGACTTACTACTCTCTGACATAAAGAAGATGTAAGTCCCATGTCCTGGAACTACTGTGAGAGAGTTGACCCAACCCTTCTCACCGTTAGTTAAGTCATGCTCCTCTAGCCCACTAGCATCTACTAGGACTACAGGATCTCCTGTCTTAAGACCAGTCATCGTCACCTCCATCATCGTTATCGTCAGTTGCATCAGGCTCACCACCTAATGCTCGTTGCAAAGCTGAGCCATTGAACTCAAGGTTGCTCTTGATCTTATCCTGAATCCAATCAGGGAGAGACCCGAAGATTTCCATATCAGGCTCGTCTAGGTCAAGCACCTTAGGTGGGTTAACCAAGTCTGGTGCCTTGTTAGCATCCTTAGGACGCATTGAAGACAACGCTGTAATGTTGTTGTACACATTGCCTGCATTCTTACCCTTGCCTGCATTCTGTACAATAGTAACTACGGCTGGCATCCCTACCAACTGTCCGAAGTCTCCACCAAAGTCCTCATTAGGGTCAAGGGCGTAGTATCGTTGAGTTGACTTAGCTCGATCAGCCTGCAGGCTACGAAGTGGAAGAGTCTCTGACAACCAACGAGGCTTAGACTCATCCTCATTACCGTCCTCGTCTAGACAGAACTCATCAAGGAACTCATAAGTAATCATCAACTCGTGAGCAGGAGGCTTCTCCTGACCTTGGAAAGGACGTTGAGGTTGTAACCCCAAGTCCAGAATCTGTGCCACTCGTACAGGGTAAGTACCTGCATCAATAGGCTCTTGCTTAGGCCCTTTAGAACCACCAGTGCTTGCAATTTTCTTAGCGTTAATACCCATATGTATTTCTCCTTAAACAGTTTTAGTAGTTAGTGAACAAGAATTACCCTTATTAGGTAATATAAGTATACTAGAATTTTTCATTATTTACCACTCTTTTTAGAATATTTACCAGCTAGGAACGAACACCACTTCTTGTGCCTAACAGCACAGGCTGCTTCCATTGGGTCTGCACCACCCTTAACCATTTCTGCCACTATCTTATCTCCCTTCATGTCTGCTGAGTATGTCGTCAAGACAATTGAGACGATTACTACAGAGGCCATAGCCCAAACGCTAACCCAAAATTTTCCATCACTATCCATTAGTGTATCTCCGAATAATTATAACCAAATTGTATATCAATGTCAAGCTCTCTGTTCAAAGAAAGCTCCTCGTTGGTCTTATCAATAGCCCAACGCAACTTACGTTTAGTTTCTATCTCGTCTCCCTCCTTAACTAGGTTGACTGTTTCATCGTGGAACTGTGCAACTTGTACAAGTCCTGCCTCTCTCTGGTACTTAACCCAAGTATCGAAGCACCACACTCCTGTACCTTGGTTAAGCGTAGAGAATCTATCTTTCTCTGCTCGTAAACTATACCACAGCTTACTCACAGGGTTGTATAGCCACTTCTGCCCTCGTAGAGCCTTAACTCTTTGTTCAGCAGCAATAGCTTCTACAGACCAATTACGCTTCCAATAAGCATCCACAAGCCTGTCGCCTTCAGGCTTACTAATACCAGCAGAGCGAGCAACAGTAGCTCCACCAGCACCATAAACGCATGCATAGTTCGCTGCCTTTCCCAACTTTCTTTGCTTAGAGAAGTCCTCCACTCCACTCTTGTGTTCCTCGCACTGAGTAGAAGAAAGAAGGCCACCAGCAACGCAGATATCCAAATGAGGATCGAAGTCATCCGTCATCATCTCCTTTACATATTCGGGGTCGTGTGACCACATATAGTGTTGTTTGGTACGGTCTTCGAGACTCGACATGTCAGACCCACAGAGTTTATAGCCTCTCGGAGCCACAAGACATCCTCGGATATCAGCACCGTAGGGCTTGTCGACCCCTGGAAGGTTGACACATACTTTGTGTTTCCACCTAAGAGTGTTTGTAAGTCCTTGTACTTGAGCTTGTACATATCCATCCTCGTCTACATCAGATAAAAACCCCTTAACAATACTGAGCCGATGGGTAAGTACACTGAGTCCATCAAGCAACTCAAGCGAAGGCTCTCTTCCGATAAGTCGTTTAATGCTAGGACATACTCCACCTCCAAATGGTTTATTAATTTGTTCAATCTTTCTAACATCACCTGTCTCCTTATCTCTAACATATTTAAATGTCTCAGGCTCCCAACCTAAGTCGTACAACCAACTCTTTATCTGTTGGTGAGAGCCAGGATTTGGTTCCTTAAGAGACTTACAGTACTCAATGTCCTCAGTATTGGTAAGGGGAAGTCCCTGTTCCTTACACAAGTCTAACCACTTCTGCCCTTGAGCACTAACATCCCCGTTAAGTTTATAGAACTTCTTAGGGAAGCTCTTAGAGGCCATCTGAGGGACTTTAGGCATTGCTAAGGCCAACCCCTCAGTCTTCTCTGAAATCTCCTTAGAGAAGCTCTCAAGCAGCTTCTGAGCCCTGTCTACATCTAACTTCCACTTGACCTCCTCCTGTTCACGAGCAACGCTCATCTTAAAGGATAAGTAATCAAGGAGTCTCCATACCTCCTCTTCACTTCCGTAGAGAAGCATTAGGTGCTTCCACATTTTATCCCAAAGGAGTCCGTTAATCTGTACGTCTTCCTCACATCTGTGAACATACTCCTTAATAGTAAGGTTATCCCAATCAGTTATGGCAGGCTTAGCTACACCAAGGTCAACCCCCCAACTCTCTAGTCCATGCATTACTCTACTAGGATATAGATACCAAGAGATAGCAAGTGTATCCACGAGCTTGGCGTTGATCTTAATGTCAAGCACTCGCTCCAAGTTCGGTATATCCCAACGGGTAATGTTGTGTCCAATCAGTACATCTGTGGTCGTAAGAAACTTACGCATTGTCTTGTAAGAAGTGGTGCTCTTAATCTCGTTATTAGCGTTACGCATTGATAAGCACCAGAACTTATCAGGATTAAGGCCGTTACCCTCACAATCAAATACTACCATAGTGTCTCCTCAGTACTTGCTTAAAGCGATCACACACATTGTTAATGTTTGAGTAGCTACAGGTCATTATCTTAGCTATCTCTGACAAGCTGTAGTCTAAGACGAAGTGGAAGTAACAGATTTGTCTAGCATTTCCACTACGCTTATCCTTGATAAGTTTTACTATTTCGGCTTTAGGAATCTTACGGTCATCGTCTTGGTAGGTGTCATCCTCTACCTCTAACAATACACTCACATCCTTGTGGAAGGCAGATCGTTCAGCTTTCTCGTTAAGCAAATCCTTAAGGCAGTTATTAACAATACCTACTAGCCAAAACTCTAGCTCAACTAAGTCACTGTTGTAAGAATCCTTATACACAATAGCTCGGTAGAAAGCTTCTTGTATAAGGTCTTCTACATCATTGGCGCCCGCTCTTGACTTGTAAATACGAACTAAATCCTCTCGTCTACGCTCAAATACTTCTGTGATTTGATCAATCATACTACGCCTCGTTGAATAGTCCAGTATTTACGTCCCAATACAGTGGGAAGCGACCTGTTTGACCGAACTCTCGGTCTTCTAACAGCACTAGCTGCCTCATATTACGTTCCTCTACGTCTAGATCAGGGGATTTGTTGCCCTCAAGACCTAACATCATGTTACAACTACGCATCATAGCACGAGAACCTGCAAACTGACTAGATAATACAGCACCACCATGTTCGTGGTCATCACCTTGGCTTGGAGCCTTCAAGTGACAGAAGATAAAGATCACAATACCCAGGTCTAAGGCCATTGCACTCATCTCCTGTGCATACTCTTGCAGCTTAGTGT